CCATCATGCTCACGGACGACCTCGCCGACCGCATGGGTGCGCCGCTGCACCAGCGCGCGACGACCGCGCTGCGCGACGCGGCGCATGTGACGGTGCCGGTAGATGGTGCCGCGCTGCTGACGATCGAGGATCTGGCCGAGGCGTGCGCCTACGTCGCCGCCGGGCTGCGCAGCCTCGACGCAACCCTGCGGGCGCGCGCCGCCGAGCTGCGCGAGGTCGCGCGCGACATGAAACGGCACTCGGCATGATCCGCGCGTTCTTCGGCTACTGGCGCTGGCAGCGCAGCCGCGAGCGCATCCGCCCGATGACGCGCGGCTCGCTCTTCGCCCGCTGCGCGCGGGTGTGGATCACGCCGCCATGACCATCACCCTCAATGGAGCAACGATATGAACATCGCAGTACGCAGACAGATTTCGCGACCTCTCAAGGTTCTGATCCCGCTCATCCGAAATGAGCTATCGGCGGGCGACAGCGCGGGGCTGGAGCATTACAGGCAGGCCGGCCAGATGCTGATCGAAGCGAAAGATCTGCTCACACATGGCGCGTGGGCACCCTGGCTGACCAAGAACTTCGACCTAAGCAGCCGCACGGCACGACGTTATATGCGGCTCGCCAATATGGCAGAGGAACAGGACGATTTCAAATCGGCCTCGCGCGGCCAAAGTCTATTTGGTGCAATTGGAGAGAATCGCAGTCGCTCCGCTTGGCGACCAGTGCACGCCGCAGCCGACCGCGTGAATGTCACGCATCTCGCCGATGAACGCCAATCACGCGAGGCCGAAACCAAACTGCACCGCGACCTCGCAGCGCAACTCATCGACTTGGGTTATCGCGCGCTGGCGACGCGCCTTCACCCTGATCGCGGCGGCTCGAAGGACGCAATGGCGCGTCTGAATGCCGTCCGTGATGAACTCAAATCCATCGCCGCAACCAGGAGGTTTGTATGACGAATGAGGTAGTGAAGCCCTCGAAGCTGATCCGCGGCATGACCTCAGGGATGCGCGCGCATCTCGACGCGGTCGAGCGTGCCCGCGAGATTTATCTGACTGGGATGAAAAATCTGGAATCCGATTATTTCACGCGCATCAAACGCGCGATGGAGAATCTTGTCCCCGGTCCGTCGCCATTGGAACCGGAAGCACCGCCGGCTGACGAAGCCGCTCCTGTAACGGTGAACTAGGGCCTGGGGATGCGGATGACGACGATCATCGAAAACCATCGTGATCGCCGTCATCCAATGCCGCGCCTGGGAAAGAATGAGAATGGAATTTTCACCCTGGTATTACTGGCTGTGGCGCAGCATTGCCGTTTTTTTCAAGCGCCTGAAACGCAAGTCGCCCTCAACCACGATCATCGAAACAATCGGCTATTTCGGCGTAATCGCCGTCATCTTCACTATTGCGAGCGTGTTTTGAAATGCTGACGGCTGAGCAACAGAGACTTCGCGATGGCAAGCTGACCGCGTCGCGCGTCGCGTGCCTGATGACCGGCGACGCCGAGAAGATCATGGACCTGTTCCGTGAGATGACAGGCGATCCGACCTATCAGCCCGAAGACCTTTCGGGCGTGTGGCCGGTGCGGCTGGGCGAAGCGACCGAGGCGCTCAATCTCGAATGGTACGGACGCAAGACCGGCCACCCCGTCACCCGCATGGGCGAGGTTGTCGTTGCTCGCGAAGCCCCTTGGGCGGCCGCGACTTTAGACGGTTTCGACCCCGTCATGTCGGCCGTCATCGAATGCAAGACAGTCGGCGGGTTCGAGGCGCGCGAGCGCATCGTCGAGCGCTACCAGCCGCAATGTCACTGGGCGATGATCTGCACCGGCACGCGCAAGACGTTCCTCTCAATCATCGAGGCCGGCCGCGAGCCGGTGATCGAAGAGATCACCTTCGACGGCACCTATGCCCTCGAGCTGTGGCGCCGCGCCGAGATGTTCATGAAATGTGTTTGGGATCTCATTCCACCTGCGGTGTTCGATGCGGTTGCCGCGCCGGTTCCGCCCGAGCGCTGGCGCACGGTGTCGATGGAGGGCAACAACGCTTGGGCTGAGAACGCCTCGCTCTGGATTGAGCACCGCTCCGCCTCGAAGAAATTCGATGGCGCCTCGAAAGAGCTGCGCGCGATGGTCGAGGCCGATGTCGGCAAGGCGACCGGCCACGGCGTTTTGGTGAAGCGCGATCGTGCCGGGCGGTTGTCAATCAGTGCGGAGAGATAGGATGTCCAAGGAAATTGCGCTCTTCACCGTGAGCGACATTCGCGCCATGGGCGAAGCCATCGCGCGGTCTGGTTTATTCGGCATGAAGACGCCCGAGCAGGCGATTGCGCTTTGCCTCGTCGCGCAGGCCGAGGGCCGCCATCCCGCTTTGGCAGCGAGAGATTACGATGTCATAAACGGCCGCCCGGCGAAGAAGGCCGAGGCGATGCTGCGCGACTTCATCGAGGCGGGCGGCAAGGTCGAATGGCACGAGTTGAGCGACACCAATGCCGACGCGACCTTCTCGCATTCCAGCGGCGGCACGGTGCGAATCACCTGGGATCTGGACCGCGCGAAGATGGCCGGGCTGACGGGCAAGGACATGTACAAGAAGTACCCGCGGCAGATGCTGCGCTCGCGCGTCGTGTCGGAAGGCGTGCGCACGGTTTGCCCGGCCGCAACCTCGGGCATGTATGTGCCGGAAGAGGTCGCGGCTTTCGAGCCGCGGCAAGCCACTGACGTTACGCCTGCGCGGACCCCGGCGCCGATCGCCGCGGCAATGCCTGCGCCGCCTCCGGCCGAGCCGCCGCACGATCCGGCGACGGGCGAAGTGGCGCCGCATCAGATCCCGGTACCGACCGTCGGCGACCGCACCGACTACATCGCCTTTGGCCGCAGCTTCATCGCCGCCGTGAAATCCGCGCGCGACATGAGCGAGCTGAAGGCGTGGCAGGCCGAGAACAAGGAGGCGCTCGACGAGTGTAAGAAGGCCGCAGTCAAGGCGTTTAAGAGCATCAGCGGGGCTATCGCGATGATGGAGGACAAGCTGTTGCCGGCGCCGGACGCGGCGGAGTTGGCCGAAGAAAGCGACCTGCCGAATATTCTGATCGCCGGCTGATGTCGTATCTGCTGATGCGGCGGGAGGGAGATGCGCTGGTGCCAGCCGGCCGGGAGGCGACCGCGGCGCTGGCGCATCTCCCCGAGGGCAAGACCGTGATGGTGAAGATCGAGCACAAGCGCAACCTCGCGCAATTACGCCAGTACTGGGCCGTCCTCGAACGTGTCGTTATGTTGACAAAGTGGGAGACGAAAGAGCGGCTGCACATCGCGCTGAAGCTGCGGCTCGGGAGATACGATCTGCTCGACATCGGCGGCAAGCTCGTGCCGGTGCCGCACAGCACCGCGCTGGACGAGATGACGCAGGCCGAGTTCAACACCTACTTCGAGGAGGCGATGCATCTGATCGGCGCCGAGATAGTGCCGGACGAGGACATGGATGCATTCCTCGCGGAGGTGGCATGACGAGCGCGAGGCCCCATTGGGACTATCTGACGAAGAGCCTCTTCGCATTCGTGGTGTGGATTGCGATCTTCGCCACCTTGGCGCTGATCATCACGCTGGCTCTCAACTTCCTGTTCTCGTAGGAGCATCCCATGCCGCAAAAATACACGGTCGATCCGGATGTCTACTATCTCGCCGCGATGTTTGTGTCCGACCTGGACAACGTGACCGACGAGGACAAGCAGGAGCTCGCGCAGATCATCCAGGACGCGATCGAGGCTTGGATACAGGCGAAAGAAGCCCAAGCACCGCTACCGCCGCCAGCGCCGTAGGAGAGACGCCGATGATTGACTGGCCGATAACCCTCGAGCAAGCCGCCGAGCGCTTGCGCTGGGTGGGCGAGTTGCGCCGCCTCAAGAAGATCGCCCGTGCAGCCGGCGCTGGCTACAGTGCAGGCCGAGGTAATTGGCAATTGTTCGAACCGGATTTTCAGATCCTTGTGGAGACCCTCCGATGCCGCTCCAACTCAAGCGCCGTGCGCGCAGCCCCTACTGGTACGTCCGCGGCACGTTCCACGGCACGCGAGTCAACGAAAGCACGCAGAGCACGGATAAAACGGTCGCTCAACGCTACCTCCGCGCCCTCGAATCCGATCTTGCTCGCGGGGTCCAACGTGACGCCATTACCTTCCGCCAAGGGACGGCGCTCTACCTGAAGGCGCATCCGCGCGCGCTCCCCGACGAGCGTGCGATCCAAGCCTTGTGCGATCACCTGATCGACCGGGTGACGCGCTTCGGCGAGCTCGCTCTCCCCGCCATCAAGCCATACATGGTAACGGCGGCGGCGCTGGCGCTTTATCCAGACCGCGCGGCATCGACCCTCAACCGCATGGTCATCATGAACGCGGGCGCGATCATCAACTACTGCGCCGAGCAGGATCTCTGCCCGCCGATCAAGCTGAAGCGGCTGAAGGAGCGCGAGGTCGAGCCGCGGGATGTCGATGCCGGCGTAGCGCGCGCGCTCGAGGCAGCGGTGGAGGGACGGCAGCAGCTTCTCCTGCTGATGCTGTTCCGCCAAGGCTGGCGCATCGGCGAGCTGCTGACGATCAAGTGGCCGCAACTCGATCTGGCCGAGGCGGTGATCCTGCACCACAACCATAAAGGCGACGCCTGGAACAAGGTGCCGCTGCATGAGGATGTCGCGGCCGCACTGGCGCTAATCCCCGAAGCCGAGCGCGTCGGCAAGCTATTCCCCTGGAACAACCGCTGGGATGTCTATCGCTGGCTGAAGCCGTTGGCGAAGCGGCTAGGCACCACGTTCACGCCGCACCAGGCGCGACACACTTTCGCGACTCGGCGCACGAACGACGGGGCGACCGCGCACGATCTGGTGCTGACGGGCAACTGGGCCGATCTCAAATCCGTGAAGCGCTATACGCGGGTCGATATCG